CTTTGCAAGGTGGCCTTCTTCATAACCTAAAGCCTTTTCAAAATATCTCTCATCTTCTGGGGTGAGACCCGTATATATCGACCCGGAGCGTGTAAAATAAGGAGCTATATAATCAAAGCAATTCTTATACTTCATAAAATTACCCCAGGGATTCTTCTTCTTTAATTTTAATTCAACTACCATAATTTACATTAGAGTTGTAATAACGACCCATGTGGGGGCAGAAGCCCCCAAGAGATCGTATATATTTATTCTTTATTAGGCGCCTACTGACAGGAAACCGTTGTTAGACAGCTCTGAGTCCTCAGCATCACAGTACAGGATACCACAAGACAGCGGGTTACGAACCATAATACCAACCTCACCGAGGAAGTGTACCTGGTAACCATCACGGCTGTTAGAACGCAGTGTATTGATGCTGTTAGCATATCCGTTAGGAGCAACAGAACCACCAGTATACCACTGAACGAACTCACGTCCCTTACGGCAAACCTTTACGATATTAGACTGACCATCACTGTTCGAAATATCAACAAACAGGAACGTGTAAGACATAAGGGGTTTACCGGTCAGCGGATGCAGCTGACGGAACAGCTCCATATTATCAAACATCGGACAACGCTTCAGAGACAGCTCGATACCGTTGGTCATCTTATAAGTAGTGAACTGACCACCGAGAGTCAGGTTCTGACCGCTACCGGTAACGAATACGTTATCACAAAGATGGAAGCTAGCAACCTTCTCCTTCAGGATACGATCAAACTCACGAATACCCATCTCACCAGTCAGAGCAACAAACTTGCGCTCGTTGGTACCCAGAATATTGTAGCACAGATCAAACAGATAATCCTCGAACAACTCAGCTGTAAGAGTTGTGTAGTAACGGATGTTTGCAGGAGAAATCTGCTCAAGCAGACCGCTCATCGTGGGAACAGGACGTCCGTTTGTACCCTTATTGATATACGTACCATCAGCAAGGCGATTGCTCTTAGAGAACAGGAGAGCGGTCTCCTCTCTCTTCTTCCACTCACGAAGAGCCTTCCAATACTGATAATCAGCCCACAGATAAGATGACTTACCAGTCTCAGGATCCTTCAGAGCGATAGCAAGAACGGTGCTGTAAGCATCACCCGTGATATCGTAGCTCAGACGCAGATTCTGGAGGTGGTTGCGCATCTTAAACGGAGTCTGATAGTTGATGATATCAGCCTCATCGCTGTACTCCTCGTAAGCAGAACCGATACGGCTAACCTGACGGCCAGGCATCAGCAACTCACCAGGAATATAAGCAGCCTGAGAACCATCAACGACATAGCACTCATAAACCCAAGCGCTACCATCCTGATAGGGCAGACCAGTTACACGAACCTAGAATTTATAGTCATCAAAAGAAAGAACAGCACCAGGACCAAACCAGCGCTCTTCAAGAGCGAGATAAATGGGAGTGTTGTTCAGACCAGGAGTAATACCGGCAGCAATAGTAGTGGCATTTACTTCCTGACCATTCCACTTAGCCCAACGAATGTTGATAGCATGATCACTATCAATCTGTACAGCCCATTCAAATTCCCTATTTTCAATAATCATCGTCTTGCCAAGACCACCAGTAAGCAGGTCGATCGTGGTAGAAATACCATCATCTTTTGTACCAAATACCAGTGAAAGCAGACCAGATACCTCATGGGGCTTGGTCAGCAGCGCATTAGAAATCATGTTCTCATCTACCAGGTCGCTGAAACGACGTCCGCGATACAGCTGGAGATTATTAAGTAAAGTATTATTCATATATGTTTAAATCTTTATTAACACGTCAGTTTAAAACAACCCGTTAACGAGATCTGTAACTGACTTCTGTTTTTCGTCCGCGTTGTAAGTACTATGATTTTTACCAGTACTACGCCGCAAAATATTCCTAAGTTTTTCAGCAGCGGATGACTCCCCATCTTTCTTAGCGGTCGATATAAGTGCATCGGCCTTCATAGTAAAGTATGCAGATTCTATAAGATTCTTTGATAAATTTTTATTAAAATCTTTAGTATATTGAGACTGTCCATTCTGGTCTACTTTGAAAATATAATCGAATAATGCTCTACGATCTTCTTTAGGTATCGCTATGCCACGAATATTTGTTAATTGATTTATATCTTTCGTTACGGTATCATAGAAAGCTTTTGATTGCTCCTGTTGCTACCTAGCAAGCTCTTCCTGTTGTCTCGCAGATTCTTCAGCCTCACGTCTCCTAATATCCTTTAATCTATCAAGAGCATCCTCAGCTTCATCATACAACACGTCGCTATCTTCATATCTACTTATTTTTTTATTTATCTGTTCGTCTGTATAGCCAGCGCGTTGCATAAATTCGCGTACAACTGCTTTTTGATTGTTTTCATCTTCGAGATCAATGTTATCAAGAGTAAGTACCTCTTGCTGTCTTTTGTAGAAGTCTTCAAACTTACCTCCGTTCTTTACATACTCATCGAGCGCCTGTATACGCTCATCTGCGTATTCAGGAACAGAATTCTCTTTGACTACATCTGCAAAATACTAAGCAAGTTGATCAGTATTAATAGGTCTATCTTTCTCATCAATCTCATCCATATTCCACCCAAGAGAATTACCTATTGCATCAAACAACAAACTTACATTCTGTGCTTCAAGTATATCAGCATCTGTAGGTTCATCGTTTTCAACAACCGGTTCTGCAGGGGGTTCTGGATTAGTAACTTGCACGGGGGGTTCTGTATCATCCTCATGCACTTTAGGATCGTCATCTTGATCCGCTGTTTTGCCGTCCTCAGGATCTTTCACTGGCGGCTCTTCATCAATCTATTCTTCAACAAGTGGTACGTTTGGTTCCATCAGTTCATCAATATTGGTAACACCACCACCTTCTTCGGCGTTTGAATAGATGTTACCAAGTATGTCATCAAATCCACTCGGAATTGTATTCTTTTTCTTCATATAATATTAT